ATCTAATCAACCAATCCTAGTATCTTCTGAACCAGTTGAGAATGGTGATGGTGAGTATATTAAAGTAAAGGTGATTCCCGATGGCAATTGACCCAAGCGCAACGACAGATGCAACAGTAGAAGTCAATGCAGACTACCAAATCCAACTTGAGCATGTTCATGACAAAAAATATGATCAACATCACATCAAGATTAAACGAATTAATGTTGATGGTTTCTGGCAGAAACCAATGTATCCAGATATTGACTTTATCTTGGATACAGATAAGTTTCTACAATTTTGTAATTTTTTTGAAAAGATAGGTGAGGTTCGTTATGGTATCAAGTAACAGTGGTATTGATTTTATTGCATTGTCAAAGATGAATGGGTTAGATCCGCAGGAGATTATGAAGGAGCCAGAGTTTGCTGAGTATCTTCGTGGTGTATTGTCTGAGAGTACGATTACCGTAACTTTCACCAAGAAAGATGGAACACCACGTGTTATGCGATGCACCAGAGATTTGAATTTGATTCCTGAAGATAAACAACCAAGAGGAACTGGTACTATGACAAAGGGTGATGCTGTTTCTGCTTTTGATTTGGAAAAGCAAGAATGGCGTTCTTTTAACACTGGAAATGTAACTCGAATTGAATGGGCACTATAATATGACACAATCAGTATCTAGTCCAGAAGATCGTCTCAAGATTAAGAAAATGCTTGCGGAGATTAGTGGCTCAATGACACGCATTGAAGCAGAACGTGATTTGATTCGTGAAACAATCAAAGACATGTCAGAGAAGTTTCTACTTCCAAAGAAAACCCTTGCTCGTATGGCAAAGGTATACCACAAGCAAAACTACTCACAAGAAGTAGCGGAGCATGAAGAGTTCGAAGATTTGTATGAAGCAATTGTTCAGGAGAAGAAAAATGACTAAAGTTGTAGCGTTTGTTGTAGTGTTCCTTTTGATTATTGTGTTGATGCCACTGGCAACAATCTGGTCGCTGAACACACTGTTCCCTGTTCTTGCAATCCCAACTACCTTTGATACATGGATGGCTACAGTCATCTTGGGTGGTGTAGTCGGTGGAACTACTGGTGTGTCGTTCAAAAAATAATGCTTGACATTAATTCGGAAATGGGGTATAATTGTTCTATAACTTGGAGAAAACCCTATGGCATCCTCAGCTAAAAACAGAGCGCAAGCAGCAAAACACGAACGAATGATCAAAGGCGATGAGCCATTTCTTCGTCCCGACAAGTACGGGATCGACCTTCTTCAAGCATTGAATTACTACAATGCTCACCACGATGACAAGGATAAGAAGAAATGGTTCATTCACTATGTGTCTAAGACCGACAAGAAATTGGCAGTACAGCTGACCAAACTTGACGAGAAGATTTTCCGTCACGCAGGTATCCTAGCACGACTGCAGGAAAATGGTTCTGAGTTGCTTGAGAAGGATGCGTTGTACTTCGTAACCGAATTTAACAAAATCAAAAACATCGTGCCGAAACCTGAGCCAACCAAGAAAGAACTTGACGCATCAGTTGCCAAAGACGCAGCCAATGTTGTTTCAATTCAAGAACGCATGCTTGAGAAAGCACGTGGTATGGCTGGCGAGTTTGAGGGACTGATCGATGACTTCATCCTTGAGGACAAGTCCTTTGACGCAGCAACTGTGTTGAAGAACTATCAGATCAGTGGACCTGTTGCCAAACTTATGGTCAACATGTTCGACAAGACGATCGAAGAACTCAAGGAAGTGCTTGCTGGTAAAGATGAGCAACTCATCGAAGGTTATTCGCACCTGAAGAAAACTAAGATCAAGAAGATGCTGGCGTTGTATGAATCAATCCCAGTGGCTTGTGGTCTTCAGGTTCAGGTAGCGAAAGCAACTCGAGCACCACGTGTTCGCAAAGAAAAGCCAGCAGGTGTGTTGGTTGCTAAGATGAAATTCATGAAGGACTTCCCCGAGTTGGGAATCAAGTCTGTCGTTGCTACGTCAATCGTGAACAGCCAAGAACTGTGGGTCTACAACACCAAGTACAAGAAACTTCAGGTCTATCGTGCAAGCGATGAGAAGGGTCTCTCGGTAAAGGGTACAACCATCGTTGGCTATGATCCTGCGAACTCTGGTGGTCGTACGCTACGTAAGCCAGAACTGGTTAAGTCTTATGCTGGCATGGGTAAGCGTCCTATGAACGCAGCATACAAAGCACTGACGACTAAAGAAGCAACTGTCAATGGTCGTGTTAATGAGGAATGTATCCTCTTGAAAGCATTTTAATGATTCTTATTGACTACTCTCAGGTATCACTGGCCAACATCCTGTCCTTCAAGAAGGAGTTGATGTCAGGTGATGCCAAGGCAACTACTGATCTGATTCGGCACGCAACACTGTCGACCATCAAATCATACAAGAAAAAGTATGGTAAGGACTATGGTGATGTTGTCATTGCTTGCGATGGTCGCAACTACTGGCGTCGTACTTACTTCGAGTTCTACAAGGCAAGTCGCAAGAAGCATCGCGATGCATCAGACTTAGACTGGGGCATGATTTTTGACACGCTGAGTAAAATTCGTGAGGAACTGATTGAGTACTTTCCTTATAAAGTTATGCACCTCGACACTTGTGAGGCAGATGATGTCATTGCGGTTTTGACTCAACAGACTCAAGAGTTCGGCTTCAGCGAAGATGTCATGATCGTGTCAAGCGACAAGGACTTTAAGCAGCTACACAAATTCAACAATGTGAAGCAGTACAGCCCACTGTTGCGTAAGATGATCACAGCCAAGAAATCTGAGATCCACGAAAACTACATCACTCACATTGTTAAGGGTGATACAGGCGATGGCATTCCAAACATCCTGAGCAAGGATGACTGCTTCGTTGCTGGTTCAAGGCAAACACCTGTGTCCTCAAAGCGATTGGCTGAATTCATGGAGAAAGGCATCGATGCTTGTCGCAATGATGAAGAGAAGCGCAACTGGCAACGCAATCAGGTGTTGGTAAACTTTGATCACATTCCTGAGGATGTTAAGAAATTGATCCTTGATACATACCTAAGTATTAAACCAAAGGGCGACAAGATGGCAATCATGAACTACTTGATTACCAACAGATGTCGATTGTTACTAGACGAAATTGAGGAGTTTTGATGGCACAGCCAATTACTGAAATCATGACTGCTATGAACGCAGATCCAAAAAACATTGACAAATTCAAGGATCGCTTCCCAGCGTTGCGCATCATCTTTGAACACGCATTCATCCCCGAGAAGAAGTGGCTGTTGCCTGATGGCGAACCACCTTACAAGACTGCCGATGAGCCACTGGGCATGACACCGACAAACCTATACACTGAACTGCGTAGGTTCTATGTGTTCTGTCGTGCAGACTTGAAGCAACTTCAGCGTGAGCAGATGTTCGTGGGCTTGCTTGAAGGCATCCATGCAGAAGAAGCCAAGATGCTCATTGCAGTCAAGGATCAAAAGCTGACCAAGCTGTACCCAAAGCTGACCAAAAAGTGGGCTGAGGACGCTGGATTCATCCCCAAGACCGAGAAGGTCGCCAAAAAAGTCGTGTAAGTCGTTGATTTTTAAGACCTTTAAAGACCCTACACTTCGTAGGGTCTTTCGCACATAGTGCTTGACATTAATTCACTTTGGACGTATAATTATCTTATGATGATTGAAAAGGAACCAAAAATGACTGAATTCGAAAAAAACTGTTACGGCATGAGCCAAGATGCTATTCGTGAGCAATACATGAACAGCATTACTGCTAAATTTTCTGGTCTAGAAATGGTTGTGATGGGCATTTTGTCTGATGCTCAAGAATTGATGTCGTTCGGTTACGACCACCACACTGACTCTGCTCGTATGCAGTTGAACATCGCTAAGTTTATTTTGTCTGAAATGTTAGAAGCCAAAATGGCTGAAGGAGTCTAATCATGAGTAAAATGGCTGAACTTGATATGGAAATTCGCAACCTGTTGGATGAGGGAATTTCTCCCCCAAGCATCGCAAAGATGCTGGATGTTCCACTCACCATGGTCTATGATGTGTTGGAAAGTTACCCT